TCGACCAGACCGACTCGTCCACGACATACATGTCGCGGTAGTCGACCGAGCTGAGGGTATACGTCCCGATTGCGCCGCCCGGAACCGCAAGGAGCGGAAGCTCGCCAGCGGCCGTAACAACGGAACCAAGGGTCAGACCCAAGACCTGATCAGCCTGCCCAGGAGCGTTGTAACGAACAAGGTTCGTCACTTCGTTCACAAGACCAGCGTAATCGGTTGGGTGAAGAAGGATCGCCGAAGGGCTGCCACCGGCCGTAAGGATGCTGGCAACGTTCTCGTTGATCGTCTTCAGATAGGCAGCCGTGCCCTTATTGGCAATCTGCGCCGTGCCGGCAGCCGAGCCAAGGAGCTTGCGGAGACCGGTGAAGCCGTTGGCATCATAAGCGCCAAGCTCCGTGGTCGCGCCAGCGCCCGAGGTCGTGTCAGCGTTACCCTGGAAGAGGGTCGTCTGAAGCTTGTTTGCGATGGCAGTGACGCCACCCTCAAGCTCAGTCGAAAGGCCCTGCTGCCCAGGAGCGCCACCCTGGGTAATCGCAAACTGCGACTTCAGGGTGATACCACGGCGGGTCGCCAGAACGGCCACATTGGTCGTCTGTCGCGCATAGGTGTTCGTGTCGTCCGTGACCGTGCCGGTCTCGGTCTGGAACACCGCGTTGCCGTAGGCGGACTGCTGATTGAACGCGTGCACGAGGCCGTTTGCAGGCTCCTTGCGGATGCGATCAAAGAATGGGAACTTCTTTACGAACAGAGCGTAAAGAATTGGCTCGAGGTCCTGGCGGATAAGCGCCGCACCACCGCTTGCATCGAGCAGCTTGGCGATGTTCGGGTTCGCAACCGCAAGGCGGTTAAGAACGTCGGACGAAGCCTGCTTGCCCGCTTCGCGGGTGGCCTGGATATCGAGCGCTTCGCCGAGCTCGGCGCGGCTCATCTTCGAGAACTTCTTGCGAAGCTCGCGCTGAGTAGCATACGCCTCGGCGAGATCAATGTTCTCGTCAGCAACACGGCCGACGAGGTGCGGGGCGTTTCCAAGGGTGTCAAGACCCTTCTGCACGTCCTGCAGCTTCTCGTTGAGTTCGCTCATGATTTACTCCTCACTGTCCAGCATGCGCTGGATGACAGGCGAAAGCCAAGGGGCTTTCGTCCCGGTATTGTTTGAAGGAACAGAATACGACTTGCGGCCAGATGGAAGATCCATCAGTCGCCCGACGACATCAAGTGCCTTAGCAAGGTCAGCCTCGACCGTGGCCTTCTGGCTAAGCAGTTCGGTCAGTTGTGCTTTGACAACTGCGACCTCCTGCTGAGCGGCAAAGGCTGCATCCAGCGCAGACTTAGCGATAGCGGTTACCTCGTCAACAGCCGTGGCTTCAGCAGCCGGGGCCTCAACAGCAACCTCGGCCTCCGGCTCCACAGGTGCCACAGCGGGCTCCTCTGCAACCTCGGGCGCAACTTCGGGCTTTGGCTCTTCGGCCTCCGCCACAGCCTCAGGCTCACCGTCAGAGGTAAGCTCAGCGACCTTAGAAATGATTCGCGCGCGCTCATCGGCGCTGGCGCGAACAAGAACAGCCCCAAGGGCCTCGAGGACCTGCACGGAAGCATCAGCTGGCTCTTCGGCCGCTGGCTCCTCGGCAACAGGCTCTTCGGCAGCGGGTTCGGCTGCAGGCTCGACTACTGGCTCAGCAGCAGGCTCCTCAACAGCTGGCTCCGCAACGGGCTCATTTTCAGACTTGGCAACATCGGCAGCTGCCTCTGCGTTAACGGCCTCAGCGGCCTGGTTCTCTTCAGCGGGCTTCTTCGTCTCCTTGTCATCGCTCTGGGTGACGGTGACGGTAACCCGCGTGGCCTTTTCAGTATCCACGGTAGTTTCTCCTTCAGTATCGCCCGCTTCTGGGGCCTTTGACGTCTCAGTCAACTCAGACTCAGACTTTTCTTGGGCCAAAGAAGCAAAAGGCTGCGATGACCGCTGTACATCCGCGTCTTGGCGATCTGCCAATCCGGGCTCAATAATTGACTTCAAAGAATCAATTTTGCGTAACGTAGAAACCTTGTGTCCTACCAGTCTGTCGGTAGGTGCCCAATCCTCTGCGCCTTTTCTCCAAACGCGAATCAGAGCAGCCGGATCATCTGGGGTCCCAGTGATGGTAAAGTCAGAATCCGGCACGTTGATTTCCCCATCGGTAACAATGCGCTGAATTTGCCCACGGGCTGTTCCGCCGCTGGAGCCCCAGCTCACAAAATCACCTTTGCCTAGACCGCCCTCAGCCTTTTCGATCTCAATTTCGCCAGACTTCTCAGCCGCCTTTAGGCTTTTGATGGCGTTCTGAAGATACGAGCGCTGGTTGGCAGGAATGCCAACGACGGATGCCTCCATAAGCTTGACAGAATCAATAACATAGCTATCTTCGCCAGTCTTAGAGTCCTTCTTCTTTGAGACTCGATCAACCCGAGCGCCAATAGAAAGGCCAAGCTTGACGCCTCGCTTAATTGCCTTATAGGCGCGCATAGCCTCTGGGTTTTCGTCCTCTTTGCAGACTAGCACGTCGATGTCAAGGTCATAGACGTCAGATCCGGACTCCGCGTCAAATCGCTTGACAACGCGAGCGTCCGTTACGGAGCCAAAAAGGTCTTCTGGCACATTGTAGTTGTGATTAAGGAATATTGTCATGTTCTGCTTGGCTGTTTCAGCCATGGTTTTAATGGCGTTGAGCGTCATCTCATCGCCGTGCAGATCACGGATGGTTGAGGATGTCGTGCCTGTGACATAAAGATCGCCACCTGGCGCCTCATATGCCTTCAGAGCATTTGTATATACCTTGAAATCCACTTTTACCTCCCTAGGGTACCGAGCCATATTGCGGGCGCGGAATATTTGCGTCAATGAGATATTAATCTCTATGAGCCATGGATTCGGCCACGACTACAAGCTGAAGGCAATAGAATATTGTTACTTTTTACCAAAGTAAGCCTCATGCGGACAATACGTGGATATTCTACAACAGTATTTCACACACCCTGTCTTATCCTGTTGATAGTATACGGTCATGGACCTAGAACTTACGGCTCAACACCAGGAGCATAGCGACGAGATGCATTGCGTCCTATGTGAAGAAATACGAGAACGCGGCCGAGAGGTCCGCGAGCTTTCCTCTGCCCTCATCCGCCTTCACAAGACCATCACTCCGGTTCTTGAGGCCTACCAAAAGCTTAAGCGCTCCCATCCGCAATGCGCATCTTGTGGGATCATGGCCGGGCCGGTTGGCCAGCATCACGAAAACGAACTGATCCCAGAACCAATGGTTCCGCGAGCAAAGGGTCAGAAACGGTACAACGTTTGCAAGTGGTGCTACGAGGGTCTAGCCAAGTCCAGGAGGAGCGTTCCCCAGCAGCGCAAACACCAGCTTGACATTGAGCACGCCTTTAAGGAGCAAGACAAGCTCGACGGTATTGATGAGGATGAAATTTGACGCCGCCGTCAATTGAGGATACTATTGAGGCAGACTTCTCCGACGGCCGCCAAGTGGTGCCATCGTGGTGGGGCAAATACTTAGCCGCCTATACGGTAGGATACCGGGGTGGTAGACGGGTACTCTCTTGCACAAAAGCAGAGATGCAGGACATTATAAACCGGCGCATGACCGACGATATCTTCTGGTCAGCTGTCCGTCGTAGCAAAAATGGAAGGACATAATGGCAGAAAGCCGATCACTCTTTAGCCGAATCCTTGGCGGCGCTGGCATTAGCTTTGGCGGCGCAGAGAAGGCCATCTCGACCGTTCCCGAGTATGACAACGCACCATATGCTCGCGGGGTCGCCGGGGTAACGCACCACGCGAAGCGCAGCACCCAGCAGCTTCGTCGATGGTCAAGAACCAATCCCTGGATTCGAGCTGCCATTAACCTTCGCCGCACACAGGTTAGCCGCGCGAAGTGGGACATTGTCGCAGTTGACTCCGACAGCCCGGTCAATGCGCGTAAGGTTGACGAGATTAAGCGTCTGTTGCGCCAGCCAAACGCAAAGATGGAGTCATTCCGCTCGATGATGGAGCCCGTTATCGAGGACATGCTAGTCCTTGATCAGGGAGTCATTGAAGTCGTGCCAACTAAGGGCGGTCGAATCGGCGCCTCTGCTCGACCAATTGCTTCTTTGCACAACAAAAATGCCGCAAATATTGTTTTTGACTCTTCGTGGGACGGAAGCGACCCAAGCCAGCCCCGTTACTATGAAATGGCCGACGACGGCAGAGAGGTTGCACGATACTTGAACGACGAGCTCATCGTGATGATCGCCAACCCTGTGACATACACGCCACTTGGCCTATCGCCACTAGAAGTTCTTGCCGATACAATTGAGTCTGATCTTGCCGCTGCCGCCTACAACTCCAAGGCCGTGATGGCCGCAGCTCCCCCAGGAGTCTTGCACCTTGGCGAGGGCGTCCGCGCCGATCAAGTTGACGCCTTCCGTGCCTATTGGGATGCAGAGATTGCTGGTCGAAGTCAGATTGCTATTACCGGCGGCGGAAAAGGTATTCAGTGGATGCCGCTTGCGTCATCAAACCGCGACATGCAGTTTATGGAGTGGCAGGTTTATCTTGCCCGGAAGATTTGCGCGGTCTTTGGCGTGCAGCCACAAGACATCGGCATCGGCTTTGACGTTAACCGCAGCACATCTGAGACTGGGGCGGCGTTTACTCAAGATGTTGGAATCGCGCCACTCATGGACCTTGTTGCCGAGTATCTGACGCGAGAGATTGTCTGGCGCTACGACGACGAGCTGCGTTTTGCTTATACCGACATGGGTCGACAGAGCCAGGGGGAGATGTCGGCCTATTACAAGACAGCACTTGCTGGAATGCCGTGGCTACGCCTGAATGATGCGCTGCGTGAGCGCGGCCAGGATGGCGTTGGCGAGCAGGGCGAACAAATTTGGATTCCAACGCCGCAAGGCTACATGCCAATGGATATCTACATGAAGTATCTTGAGAATTTGGTAGCCGGAGCTGGCGCACCAAGCCCAGAGAACACCCCCCCGACTGCAAACAATCCGCAAGGCGTGCCAACGCCACCGCAGGGCCCGGACATGACCCCGGACAACACCCCGCCCAATGCCCCGCAATCCCAGGCAGAAAAGGCCGACGGCGACCCGATTATTGTTTGCGATATTGATGGCACACTAACCACCTCAGATGGCAGTGACAAGCCAAACGAAGCAGTGGTCGACTACCTGCAGCGAAAGTCCGAAAACCACCGGATCTTTATCGTGAGCGCCCGGTCTATGAAGCGGCTGGAGGAGACGCGCGCCTGGCTTGAGGACAATGACGTTCCGCATGACGCGCTATACCTTAGCGACTTCCCGACTGGGGCTGGATTGCAATTTAAGAAGTACAAGATTAGCAAGATTCTCAAAGAGAACGGTAATGTTACTGAGGCCATTGAAAACGACGTCGAGGCCCGTGAGGCCTACCGATCAGCAGGTGTCACAAATGTACACGCACCTGACGAGATTGCAGGAAAGTACGCCGCTGCTGATTATTCCGGCATCAACTTGAATGTCCCGTCTGCCGTCAAGGCAGAGGCGCAGCGAGGCCTAAAGTGGCGCGAAGAATTTGGTCGCGGCGGCATTGGGCCAGGCCAGGTTACTGCCCGAATGCTTATTGGAAACAAGATGACCATTGCTCGCGTCCGAAAGATGCGCGCCTTCCTTGCTCGACACGAAGTAGACAAGCAGGGCGAGGGATTCAGTCCCGGCGAGAAGGGCTATCCGTCAGCCGGTCGCATTGCGTGGGCTCTATGGGGTGGAAATCCCGGGCAGGGTTGGGCAAACAAGATTATGCGTCAGGTTGAAGCGCGCGAGAAGCGCTAATGGCCGACAAGCTCTATCACCAACAGCCATGCTTCTGCATGCCGTGCCGCGTGCTACGAAATTCCGGCGAAAAGCTCCCGGCTTCTGCTACACTCCCAAGTGATGACAAGCCGAAGAAATCCAAAGCCAAGCGCGGGAAAAAGTCTTAGCCATTTCTCCACATTCAGCGGAGTTGGCGGTATTGACCTTGGGCTAGAAGCCGCTGGATGGCACACCGTTGCGTTTTGTGAAAATGCGCCGTATCAATCTGCAGTGATTGAGCAACGCTGGCCAGGAATCCCAAACTTTGGTGACATCACAACGATTAGCACAGACAAGACAGGTGAGCCATGGCAGTCTGCTACGCTATGGTCAGCGGGGTTTCCTTGCCAAGATTTAAGTAGTGCAGGCAAAAGAAAGGGGTTTGACGGTGAGCGATCAGTCCTTGCCTTCTCCTTCCTCAACCTTGTCGAAGCGTTCTCGCCAGAGTGGGTCCTCCTTGAAAACGTCCCCGGACTCCTCACCTCTAACGGCGGGCGAGACATGGGGAGACTCCTCCAGGAAGTGGACGAACTCGGGTATGGCATGGCGTGGCGAACTGTGGATGCATCGAGCTTCGGAAGCTGTCAATTGCATGGGGGAAGGCGCCCAGTGCCCCAAGCGCGCCGTCGAGTTTTCCTTCTTGGACATCGTGGAACCGGTCGTGCCGGCGAGGTTCTTCTTGACACGCGCGGAAGCAACGAACTACCTTGGGCGTTCGGTCATTCCGTCAGCGAATGGAACAAGGATTGGTTTTACGCCGGACCTGCACCAGATGATCCTAGACACTATCGACCAGCAGCGCTTGATTTTGCGAAGATTAACTACACTAGAGATGGAGCGGCTAATGGGCTGGCCGGACGGGCACACGCTGGTTCTCGGATTCCGACGTCTACACGTCAAGACCATCACCCCGTAGAGGTGCCCAACTCCGAATCTGGGCAGCTGCGCATGTTCCGAAAAAACGAACGCAATCAACGCGCAGGCTTCTTTGAGGCATGGACTGAGGACGGTCGCTTTAGCACCCTTACCGCCTTTGCCTCCTCCGGGGTATTCGGCCAGCACCTCTTGACAAGTGGCGCATGCATTGAACACCCCCTTCTGGACCGGTCTAACGAGACGACACGGGCTGATGCTTGTGGTAACGGAGTGGTAAGCCAAGTGGCCGAATGGATTGGGCTACGGATTGTAGAAAACATGCGCTTGCACGGCGAGATCTGATATGATACGCTTCTGGTATGCCTCATAAAGACCCGGTAACCCCGGAAATCCGTTACGCCGTGATCAAGCGCGACCACACTTGTGTGGGCGCTAAAGTTGGCATGGGCGGAGCATGTGGCAGCCAATTCGGCTCCGGCGAACCAATTATTTGGGAGCTTGACCATGTCGATAACGCAGGCATGGGGAAGCGCGGGCCGAGCAACCTGGAGAACCTTGTCTTGCTTTGTGGGTATCACCATAGAGTAAAAACAGAGGCAACCAGGACATGGCGTCCAAAGTTGAGGGAGTATCTTAATGGGAAATCCTGCGCTTCAGTACCCCGGTGATCTAGGCTGCTCCTACGCTCACTGCCCCAACCGGCGGGATGTGAGAGTGAAGCGGGGGAGCTTGATGCCCCTAGGGGAGATGCAATCGTTTAGTGCTGGAATGGTCGTGCACAAGGCGTGCATGGATCGAATCCTGCATGGTGGAGGCGGGGTACTTGACACCGCCGCCGAAATTTCAGATACTACGGAAGTATCAGGACAGGAGGAGCTATGAGCGAACAGGTGGATTGGAATATCGAAGACATGCGAATCGGCGTGGATGCCGTAGCGGCCGCGATCCCCGGCATGATTACAGAGCCAATGGATATTCAGGATCGCAACTCCATGGCCCCCTGGGTGTACCAGTCGGTACTTGCTGATCTCCGTAATGGATCGTGCGCAGCCATGGAGCCAGAGCGTTGGTGGCAAGTTGCTGACGGAATTCAAATGGCTGTGGATTACTGGATTGACCATGGAACAACCTATAGTTTTGGCGGAGAGTCGGGGGAGAATGAGTAAGCAAAGCGGAGCAGAACACAAGGAGCTGCGACAGGAGCAGCGACAGAAGAATGCCAAGGTGTGGCAGTTGATTAAGGACTCCGGGGTGAAGCGACGTTGGGTCGCCATGCATCTTGGTGTATCCTATGGGTATCTGAACCAGGTACAGTACGGGCATGCGCCTATGACAGCAGAAATGCGACGACGCCTTTCTGAGTATTTGGGTCTTAGTGAAGCCGAGCTGTTCAGCTCGGAGAAGTGAGGTTAGGAATGGCATACGATAACGCACCGAAGAAGAAGTTTGCAGAAGACTACATTGATGTCGCAGAGCGTCTGCGCGCCTGGTATGAGGCCTACCCAAATGGCCGCATCGAGACGAGCATCCTTGCGCACACCGACAACCGTGTGACCGTTAAGGCGCTGGCATATCGTGGTGATCTTGCTAATGTCGATCCAAAGGATCGCCCGTATCATTACGAAGAGCGCCCGGCTGGCATTGGCCACTCTTCCATGGCAATTCCCGGTTCGACACCGTACACGCGTGGATCAGAGCTGGAGAATTGCGAGACGTCGGCCGTTGGTCGCGCCCTTGTGATGGCCGGTCTGCCCTCCAAGAAGGTCGCATCCGGCGACGAAATCCGCTCCAAGAGCGGTGCAGCGCCAAAGGCTGATCCAGTCGTCGCAGCTGCCAAGGCCATCTTTGAAGATGACCCGGCACTGAATGACTGGCGTGATGCCATCACCGGTTGCGTTAGCGCTGGCGATCTTGCCAAGGTTGCGCAAGAAATCGCAGCGTCGTCCCTTGATGCTGATCAGAAGCGCTGGCTTGGCCAGTTCTACACGGCGCGTAAGTCTGAGCTCGGCGCCTAATGCGCGAGCACGTCAGCATCAGCGAGATCCGCGAATTCCAGGCCTGCCCTCTGCGGTGGTGGTACCGCTATGAGAACGGCTTGTGGACGGAGAAGACCAGCTCGTTCTTCGCGCTGGGAACCGCTGTCCACGCGGGTCTTGCTAACTGGTATGAGCCACTGAACGGCGGCAAGAAGACGGGCGACCTGACCATGCCGTTGAAGCTCTACAAGGCAACGTTTGCCGACGAGTCCGCCAAGGTGGATTGGTCGACCGAGTCCGACAAGGACCCGATCAACCAGTCTGCCCTTGGTGAGGATATGCTGAAGGCAGCGATCTTTGAGGGCGATGACTGGACGGCCAAGGCCGTTGAGCGCACCTTTATGGCCGACATCGAACATAGCCGGTTGGGGAAGCTCCCAATTAAGCTGAAGTCGGTGTTGGACATGGTGACAACGACAAACGATGTTGTTGAGCACAAGACTGCAACGCGAAAGTGGGATGAGGGCCGAGAGCACGGTGACATTCAGGCAACTGCCTACGTCTCCGTGGTTCGGCAGAACTACAACCACGATCCGAAGGTGACGTTCAACATCATCAGCAAGCACTCGAAGGGCCCAAACGTGGACCGCCGCACTACTACCCGAACGCAAGACGACATCGACCGCCTCTATGTGACGGTTCGGGCGATGTTGGATGCCAAGGAGAAGGGTGCGATCTATCCAAACCCAACCGCGTTCGTGCATGCGACGTGTGAGTTCAGGAAGTTGTGT